GACCTATCAAGTTGGTCACTCTGCTATTATCACAGACGAAGAGATAGAGGAGTTTGTAACTAATGAGTGATATCTCAATCGAGAATCTCATACTCAGCAATCTACTATATGATGAAAACTACATTCGTAGTGTTTTACCATTTCTCAAAGAAGAATACTTTGTCAATCATGAGCAACGTATCGTCTTTAATCTTGTAGACAAGTACTTTACAAAGTATAATGCATGTCCATCTCGTGAGGCACTCAAGATCGAGGTGGACGAGTTGTCTCTCAATACAGATACTCATGCAGCTTGTGTACAATTCATTACCTCGCTCAACAAATCAGACACAGATGAAGAGTGGCTGTTGAAGCAGACAGAAAAGTATTGTCAAGACAAAGCAATCTACAACGCCATTATGGAATCGATTCAGGTGATCGATGGGAAGTCAGACAAAGATAAAGGTGCATTGCCTGAGATTCTTGCTGATGCACTCGCTGTGTCCTTCGATAACCATATTGGTCATGATTTTCTCGAAGATTTCGAATCTCGTTATGACTTCTATCACAAGAAAGTAGAACGTCAGCCATTCGATCTCGATTACTTCAATCGTATCACTCGTGGTGGTATTCCTCGCAAAACACTTAATGTAATCCTTGCTGGTACTGGTGTAGGTAAGACACTGATGATGTGTCACTTCGCCGCTGCTAATCTCATGCAAGGTAAGAATGTATTGTATGTTACCTTAGAAATGGCTGAAGAACGTATTGCTGAACGTATCGATGCCAATCTAATGGGTGTACCACTCAATGATCTCGCTACGTATCCAAAAGAAACGTACGAGACCAAACTGAATCGTGTAAAAGGTAAGACAGCAGGCAAGCTGATCATTAAAGAATATCCTACTGCCTCTGTCGGTAGTGGTCATCTTCGCCATCTACTCAATGAGTTGAAACTGAAGAAGAACTTTATACCTGATATTATCTACATCGATTATCTCAATCTATGTGTGTCATCACGTATCCGAATGGGTGCAAATGTCAACACATATTCCTATGTCAAAGCAATTGCCGAAGAGCTAAGGGGACTTGCAGTTGAATTCAACCTACCGATCTTTACAGCAACGCAGACGAACCGTACAGGCTTTACATCATCAGACGTCGGCCTCGAGGACACTAGCGAGTCCTTTGGATTGCCCGCTACTGCAGATTTTATGTTTGCCGCCATCTCTAACGAAGAACTTGAGAGCCTCGGTCAACTACTCATCAAACAGCTCAAAAACCGTTACAACGATCCCGGTTTGCATCGTCGATTCGTAATAGGGGTTGACAGATCTCGTATGAAGTTGTATGATGTAGAACAGAATGCACAACAGAATGTTGGTCCAGATATTGCTGACAAGCCTGTCATGGATAATACAGAGTTCGGTGAAGGTCTCAAACGTGAAAGATTTGATAAGACGGTGTTTGACTCATGGAAATGAAACGAATCAAATTTAAACATTGGCAAGATGAGAATAGGGAACTTGTTGAGGTAGGTCATCTGCCTCCTTCTCTTAATAATCCGCAATCAGAAAAATATATATTACAAACACCACACGGTGATTTTGTTGACATTCGTAAAAATACAGTTTTGGAGATAGAAGATGTCGAGCAATGACTTCGAAGTTATGCCAATTGGAACTAAACGGCAGATAGAGAAAGCAAAAGAACTTGTATTGACAATTGATGTTGTTTTAACACAAGATGGAGTGGTACCAGTTCAGATACTTAATTCGTATAAAGAACTTAAACAGGAATTAATTAAATATGCCAATTGAATATAAATTTAATGAAGAGGAATTAGTTAACGAGTTAGCTGACTACATTGACTCTACATATGATCAACACTATGCAAAAGGCAAGTTCCAAGCCACAGAGTTTATCATCGATGGTGGCCATGGTGAAGGGTTTTGTTTAGGCAATATCCTCAAGTACACACAGCGATACGGCCAGAAAGATGGTAAGAATCGTAAGGATCTGATGAAGGTATTACATTACGCTCTCATAGCTCTCCATGTTCACGATTTAGAACACAATGATCTAAAAATGTAAATATTTACCTAAAATAATCTAAGAAAATCTCTAATCAAATCAATAACTTGCATTAGCCCAGAAAGTCCAATAAAATCAATAACTTAGGGATGTACATATCCGGTCCCTGAGGTATAATGGTTCCTGTAAATTAATAAAGGACATTGATATGGCAAAGCAACTTTACATTCCTGAGTTTTTCGCTGACGTCTACAGTGGTGGCAACACCATTCCTTGGGACGCTGCAGCTAACTACTTTCGTAACGCAAGCTTCGGCAAGTTCTACGCTGACGGTGAAGGTCTGCTCGAGAACCTGATCGGTTTCGAAAAGTTCTACGACAAGAAACTTGCTGCTATCTCTTGCGGCGACTCGTTCAACACGTGGATCGAAAGTGACTACGAGTGTGAAGACGACTTCTTTGACGATTGGAAGTGGGAAATCTGTGCTTTCAACGTTCTTTGTGAAGGCTTTAGTAAACTGTTTGCACCGAAAGCTGCATAAATAATACGGAGGTATTCTTATGAAATACTTATTAGCAGTTCTAGCTCTATCATCGATGATTGGTTGTGCGAGTCAACCTTCTACTTACGAAGATAACTCTACTCCTGATAAGCGAGATATCAAAGCAACAGGTCAAGCGGCAACTGAAGCTGCTCGGTCAAATAGTAGTCGTAATGGTAACATTCAGACGACAACTCATACACCTATCAAGGTATCTCATATAGATACATACGATATGCAAAATGGTCGTTATGTAGTCTATGGTCCTGATGGCAAGCGCGATCATCGTGCAGAATTAAGGTTGTTGCGTGATCGTCAAAATTCTCGTAATGGTCGTGGCCAATATGGTGAATATACTAGTAATCAAATGAGTCGCGAATTTGATCATCGCATGAAGCGTAAGATTGATAAAGAAGTACAGAGATTCATGGATAAGATATTCTGATGGATATAAATATTAAAAGAACTACCAAAGTTGTACTAGTCACTCCTATTGTGTTACTATGGGATGCAGTATTTTGGTGTATTAGTAAGCTCTATAAGGGCGCTACGTGGGTCGATCAATTCGGTGGCGAAAAGATCGATGAATTTTTGGACAATTAAGGAGAACGACATGGCTCAAGTTGCAAAACTTCCCCTTGAAACAATGAATAAAGTACTTGGCGTATTGGGCAATTTGCCGTACGGTCAAGTAGCTGAGTTGATTCAAGAAGTTCGTCAAGCTACTCAGGTTGTAGAAGAACCTGATGCTGAAGACGAAGCACCAGCCCCTGCGCCCGACGCGGAATAAATTATGGACCCCATACTTGGAATCATAGGACTTGGCTACATCGCATTTAAGATGTGCATTGTCTTATTGATGATTGGTTTTGTTCTATGGTTCTTAGTAGAATTCGGGGCAGTAATTTTTAAACTTTTCTTTTATGGATGTGTGACTGTGTTATCTCTTATTGGGCTAACATGGTTACTCGTCTAGCATTCGTTTTATTATTATCCTCGTGTGCTCTCCGGCCGCCTGACGACTGGGGAATTACTATCGAGGACATGGAAGGAATGGGAAATCCTGACATTGATGAGTGTCAAATCACTTTCAATGGGGAAGTTCCAATGGTTCCATGTACTATTGAGTTGAATTTGGAATGGGAAATTTAAAACAAAAGATAGGCAGTGCTATCACACATGCCGAAAAAGCTATATTACTCTTTGTCGTAGCTGGCACCATATGGGCTGCTGGCTACGATATCGTAGGAATGTTTCAACAGCAAGGAAAGATGGCCTTAGGTGATCTTTTCTTGTTATTCATTTATGCTGAAATTCTGGGTATGGTCGCTGCTTTCTATCAGAGCGAACGTATACCAGTAACTCTCCCTCTCATCATTGCGATGACTGCTCTTACACGTATGATCATACTACAGACTAAAGGAACTGATGCTCTGAACATCATCTATGAGTCTGCAGGCATTTTAATTCTTGCAGTTTCGTGTTATATTATGTCTATCAAAGATAGAGTTAGTTTAGAGAAGGAAAAATTACGTGAATCGATTCATCATTGAAGAAACACCACAGCGATGTGCTCAGTCACATTGCGACAAACACGTACCGAAGATGTACGTTGAAGAAGCACAGATGCTATCGACTGTGCATCGTCTCCTTGATGGTACTGAGGAGCGTCGACCTTCAAAGT